GTTGGGACGAAACAAAATTGCAGGTTAAGTTAAATTCTGTGCTGGATGCAGTAGAAACAAACGTGCCAGGGCGGCGTCTGCGTCGTCAACAGGTTGGCAACATTCCCTTTACAGCAAACGTTCGTGTGTAGCGATCTGATCGGGCGCAAGTACAGCTACGGCAAGGATGATTGCATTCATCTTGTCATTGACGCCTTGGACCGCCTTGGTATTGCTAACCCCGGCGTCAAAGATGCTTGGTATGAAATGACGCCACGGCAGATCTTGAGGGAGCTTGACCATTATTGTGAGCGTCTTGATCGCCCTAGTTATGATGGCGACATAGCGTTGCTGGGCGTTAGGCCGCTGGCCTTTGGAGTTTTATGGCAGAACGGCGTCCTCTACATCAACAATTCCCTTTCCGCAGTGGACTGGAAGCCGGTGCGAAAGCTTTTGATCCGCCGCTCTTACCGTACGAAAAAACCCTGATCGAAACGATCGGTTGCACTGAGGAGGAGTACAAAAACTTAGTGCGTCATGCAATGTTGCGGCAGCGGGTGCGTCCTGCTGAGTACGACCACATTCCAGACATTGTTAATGACCCTGTAACGGCTATTGTCGTCAACGTTGTCGTCGGCTTACTTTTTACGGCTGCAAGCGTTTTGCTGGCTCCTAAGCCGCCTTCGTTTGAAAGTGGCAATCAGAAAAAGATTACGGGCAAAAAGCTTGCCGACCAGGTCGGCCCGAGCCGTTACAACCAATCCACAAGTTTTGATAACTCGCCAAGCCTTGCTGAGTTAAATACCCCTATTCCTATCCCATTCGGAACGCGCGATAGGGGAGAAGACGGATTAAGAACTGGCGGGTTGATTTTTGTCCCTGCACTGGTGTGGTCTCGTGTTTATGCCTATGGCACCTATCAAGCGTTTGAGGGCATATACGTCGCCGGTGAATACAACGTAGCGGAGCCTGATCTTGGTGGAATTTTGCTAGGCACGTCTGCTCTTAGCGCGCTAGGAGAGCGTGATTTTGCGTTGTTTTGGTCGTCAGAAAAGGGAAGCAACCGATTTACTTTGCTTGGAAGCACCCAGGCTGGCAAGCATCAATACGGCACCCAAGGAACTGTTGAAAGTGGAACTAATGGCAGGAAAGTTTTCTGCTGCCCTTCGGACGGCAATCCCTTCAGTGACGGCTTTTCGATGTCGTACGCGCCAAGCGGTGATACGACTTTCGGTGTAAGTACGCCGATTCACAACGGCACGCCTTACAAGTACAACTGGCAAGTTATTAGCGCACCATTTTCGACATTCGAAAACGACTCTACAGTGCAGGCGGAGTTACAGGCGAAGCGCCGTAAAATTGCGGGAACAAGTGCCGACGATTTGCAAAATCCCCCTGAGGCGGGGATGCCTGGAATTGGGAGAGCATATTCTCGCCATATGGGCTTTATCTATACGGAAGAAAAGAACGAAGAGGGTAATCCAGTCGGAAGAGAATTTGATCTTCCAGAAGTCAGAAATCTTGACCCTGGCGAAAGAGCAGTTTTCGAAATTTACCATAATGACGTTCCTTACTTGAACAAAGAACAGGAGGATTTTGCGGGCACTGAGGTCAACCTGCAAGATCTAATTAACAGTGCAAAAGCGTGGCGACAGCGTGCGTCGGATTTATTAACAATAGGGTCTAGGTGGATTTCCGGCGGTGTTGTTTTTGTAGTTGAAGGCAGGCAAAGCACTACAGAATGGACGCATATAACTTTGCTTTGTGTTGGCAACCAAGGCGACACAAGACTTGGGGTTCCTGGCACTGATACTGTTCGAGAGGCTTTGGGCGGATACGACGGCAGTGAGTTTGGGCCTAAGCATGTTGGGGCTGGTTATTGGAACCTTTGCCGATACAACACCGCGACCATTCGACCCGTTCGCCGCGATGTAGACACCATTGAGCTTGGCATTCGCAGCCAAGTTTGGAATAGGGCTTCAGGTCTATGCAATTTCAACACTATTCCTTCTCCGTCAAGGCTTCTTCGCCTAGATAAAGACGACGTCAATGTTGAGACTGGCCGGATGGATAAGTATTTCACCAGGTCGTCTTGTTTTGCTCTTTTTGTACGTCCTGTTGCCAACACAGGAAAAACGCAGAAAGGATTTGCAAGGGTATTGCAGATATTTTGCGTGCAGGGCAATTCTCCTATCAACCAGTTTAATTATTTGAGGATTCGACCGTTAGATGCCGGAAGCGGCAGCAAAAAAATCTTGTATGAGTATCGCTTGTCGCCGCTTCCTGGAACTATTGCGCTCAAGCATTATTCGGAAGAAGAAGTCATAATTCTTCAGTCTGGGGAAGGAATTCCCTATCACCCTGAGAGGCTGCAAACAGCACAAGGCGGCGAAATTTACACTGTGTGCAGCGTCGAGGATGATTCCTATGGCGAGTTTGGCATCACCACCCAAGGCAGAAGATACAAAGAGGATGGCGCGACTCCGTTAAGAGTCCGTGATCTCCGCCTTAACCGAGAACTGCAGTCAAGCCCTCCAGAGATAAGGGTTCAAGCGGCAAACATTACAAGATGGAATCCGCTCGCAGTTTCTCCAGGGGAAATTATTGGAAATAATTTCTCGAAGCATTTAACGAGTACACTGGCTGGTGTAGAAAACGCTACACCTCGACTTGCTGGCCACGCCTGGCTTACGGAAGTTTTAGGCATGGCAAAAGCTAGCGAAAATCGAGGCAAAACTGTATCTGAAACGCTCGACAAGTACAAACCCGCTGTTGACGGAACTATTCGGATTAAAGTTACTGCAACCTCACAATTTTCTGCTACTGGCCAGGCGTATTTAGAAGCAAATGGGAATGCGTATGAATGGGTTGACCCTAAGTTTGAAGTAGTTAGCGCGACCGGCAGCTGGCCTGTAGGCACTCAAACAGAAATCGTTTTAGACACCCCGCCGTCAACAAACGTTTTTGCTGCAAAATCTGCTGCGCTAAACCAGCCATACGACGCAGTCATTATAAGGTTTACGGTTGCGGATGCTCAAAAAGTAACTACTGACGCAGCAACAATTACAGAGACCACAAACGCCGACAATAGAGAATTTGAGCAAGCTAGCGGCCTTGCAGACGTCAGTTTCTATAACGAGATAACAAAATCGTGCGACTCCGGCCCAGAGCATGAGGTTGTGTATGTCAACGAGTGCCTTGTAAACCAAGGGCTGGCTTTGTATGACGGAATGAGCACCGTTGGCTTTGTTGTTAAATCAAGCGGTGAAATCAATGGCATCGAGCAACTGCGATTGTGCTGCTCAAGTGGAATTAAGGTTGAACGTTTAGACTACAATTATCGGCTTGTTAGCGCCTTAGGGATTAAGTATCCAAGCAACAATTTTGCTGATCTTGTGTATTATTTGTTGACAAACAAGACCCAGGGCGTTGGCAACATTGTGCCTGCAGAGCTTGTAGACAAAGATTCCTTGAAAACAACCGCTGATTTTCTTAATGCAAATAAAATTTACTATGACGGCGTCATCGAAGACAGCGAAAGCCTTCGCAGCTTTCTTTACGAGACCGCTCCGCTGCAGCTCTGCACCTTCACAATCAAAAACGGCAAGTTTGGCATGATACCTGCGCTGCCGTACAAGAGCATCATTCCACTTGACGATGACAGAGTGCAAGCCTTAACAATTAACGACAATAGTGAGATCAATGTTGATGAAATTTTTACGGCAGGCAATATCATCGAAGACTCATTCCAGCTGGAATACATTGACCTTTCGCAGCGATCAAACATTCGCGCAGTTGTCACCTGGCGTGTTACTAAAGAAAATGATTTGCCTTATCAGGCTTCTGCTTTGTTGTACTGGAATGATTTAGACGACGCGGATACCACGGAGCAATCATTTGATTTGACCGATTTCTGTACCAACCGTGAGCAAGCTTTAAGGACGGCAAGGTTTTTGATGAGCACGCGACGGCGTGTCACGAAAACAGTCAGCTTCAAAACTGCTCCGGATGCCTTGCACGTTCAGCCTGGTTCATACATTCGAGTGATGACAGAGGCAAGCGTTTACAACGCCGGATCAACCGGCCAGATAACC